ACCTTACAGGTATCGAAGGAATTCCTACAGCAACTATTGTGCCGTGGTCTTCTGCTTCAGTGCCAACAGGTTTTTTAGAGTGTAATGGTCAAGCAGTTTCAAGATCAACTTACTCTGCATTATTTGCAATCGTAGGTACAACTTACGGAGCTGGAGATGGTTCATCTACTTTTCTAGTACCTGATTTACAAAACAACGTAGCTGTTGGAAAATCTAATAACAAATCTTTAGCCTCAACAGGTGGAGCAAACACAGTTTCTTCAACTGGAAACGTTGGTGGTTCAACAGCGAATGCTACATTATCAGAAGCACAACTCGCTTCACACAATCATAACACCCCTACACAAAACCAGGGGCCACAAAACAACACTTCAAAACCAAACTCCCTAGGTACTACACCAGGTGGAAACTCACCTACTATGACCATAAATAGTGCAGGTTCTGGTACAGGTCACTCACATAATATGAGTGCAACCTTTAGTGGAGATGCAACATCAGTTTTACAACCTTATTTAACAATAATTTATATAATTAAAACGTAGGAGAAATTATGGCAACTAACGCAAATTGGACAGTAGTATTTGATGATAAAATAATCATTAAACAAAGTGGTGATGCAGCAGGTACTGCACATGTAATTTCTGACAATGATTTTTGGGGATTAGCTAAATGGAATAATATTTGGGCTATTCAATACGGTACATCAAATCTTGATGAAACTGTAGAATATAGAGATAATACTCCTCACTCTAGCTGGGAAGATGCAAACCTAGGTGACTTTACAGACTTCACTACTAGATGGGATTCAGCTCACTTAGCTCAATTACAATCTGATTGGGATAATGATAATATTGCAGGTGAAACTGCAGATGACAAAATTGCTAGATTAGGTGCAAGACCTACATCATACTCATCGTAACATCATCCAAGAAGTTAAAATATATTTTTCACCAGACAATGGCGAATTACCTCTGTGAACATATGGGAAACCAGCAGGCCAAATAACTATTCTACCAGTTTTAGGTTTTACTCTTTTAGAAAAATGTAAAAATTCAGTTTCTCCTCCTTCATCTACATCATTTAAATATATAGAAAATACAAAAGCTCTAGGTTCATTGCCATATCCTTTGCCATGTTCTATGTGCCAAACATGATAACCTTCTGTAGGTAAAGTTTTTTGAATTTTCATATCGGTAAAATGAAAAGGAACTCCAGAATAAGCATCTGTTGCACCTACATTTTTATCATAGTGATTCCAAGCTATGTCAAAATTAAACATCATAGGTTTTAAATCTTCCCACCATACATCCACATTGCTTGGAGCTGCAAAAAATTGTTGATCTTGTTTTTGTAATATAGATGCCTGTTCTCCACCTATTCTATTTACTGTATTGTTAAATTTATTTTGATCTTCATATAATTTAATAGCTTTGTTACAATCTTCTTTAGTGATGTAATTATCATAAATTCCTATAAAATTAGTTATGTTAACTGTTTTTTCCATTATTATCCTCTTTATTTAACTGTAAAATTACCTGATATAGATATTCTTTCTCCCTCACTTTGAAAATGATTTACATAATGATGTAGACTAGCAGGAAAAATAAAAAAATCTCCTACTTCTGGCATAAAACTGTGTTGGTTGATATGATATTTACCGGTCTCTAAAGTATACATAAAATTAATTGCGCCTGGGAATGTATTATTTGAAACAGTGTTGTTAGCTTCTTGTTTTAATTCTTTTGGAATTTGAGTAAAGATAACAAAAGATAAATCTCCGTCATGAGTATGCACTGGATTAGATTCAAATTTTGTCATGTAATTTACCCAGGAACTCATTAATTCTATTTTTGAACCCATAGTTTTACCGGAATAATCCATATAAGCTTTAACATAACTATTTATATAAGGAAAAATAATAGGAAATAATTTATTTTTATCAACTGAATGCTCATGTTTTATTAGGCCAGCCAAAATTTTTCTTGTATCTTTAGATTTTTTACTACACAATTTTTTTATGTTTTTTATTTTTTCTGTAGTTAAAGAAGTTTTATACAGAAAAGGACCCCAATGATGAAAAGTATAATCTATTGTTATCATATTATTTATAATTTTTTTTATCACTTTGTAAAAAAGAATTTATACAGTATCTAGTTCCTTTTGTTACAGGTTCTGTGCCATGAATCCAAATTGGTTCAGCAGGAAATATCATAGCATCTCCTGTTTTAAATATTTCTTTAATTTCACCATCAAAAAATTTAAACTTTCCTCCTTTATAGTCTTCATTTAAATTTAATGTACAAGAAGCTCTTATTGTTGCATCAACATCGGTATGATCTTCAATACATTGACCTACATTATATTTTAATATTCTAATATTTGAACTAGCACCAATTAAATTATCACTAAAAGTAGGAGATATTTTTTTAGATTTAATATGAAGTACGTAATTAGCTATCATTATAGCTGTATATTTTTTAGCTTCATTTAAAGCATATAAGATATCTTCATTAGGGTTATTTATTTGAGATAAACTTAAAGATCTAAAATTATCTGTTGTGTGTTTTTTAATTTTATATTTATAGCTTTCTTCTGGAAAATGAAGATCAGGGTATTTTTCAAAGATATTTATTATTTTTTTACACACATTTTTAGGAACTAATCCATTGATTCTATATTTTAAATCTGATATTTTGTGATTGTAGGACATATTTTTGTATCTTTCATTTTCTATATTTTTAATATATAAGCTACTATATGCTACAAAAATTAAATTTCAAGCCTGGTTTCAATAAGCAAGACACAGAATCTGGTGCCGAAGGGCAATGGACAGATGGTGATTTTGTAAGATTTAGATATGGACTACCTGAGAAAATAGGTGGCTGGAATCAATTAACAGCTGCATCTAAAACATTACCAGGAGCTGCTAGAAAACAACATGCTTTTACTTCTTTTGCAGGTGAAAAATATACAGCTATTGGAACATCTCAAGGTTTGTTTTTATATTATGGTAATGATTTTTTTGACATTACACCATTAGATACAGCTATTACAGGATGCACTATAACAACTGTTAACGGTTCAAATACTGTAACTATAAATAAAGGATCTCACGGTTTAGCTAAAGGAAGATATGTGACATTATCTGGTGTGACTGTTACAGGTGCTTCAGACTATACACCTACAGAATTACAACAAGTTTATGAAATACAAACAACTCCAGATGTAGACAAGTTTACTATATTAGCTTCTAGAAATGAAGGAGGCTCAGGTATGACTGCAGCTGGTGCTGCAACTGTTAATCCTTATGTTGAAGTAGGTCCCACTTTTCAAACTGCAGGTTATGGTTGGGGAACTTATTTATGGGGAGATTCTACTTGGGGAACAGAACGAACAGTAAGTAACGTAATTCTAGATGCAGGAAACTGGAGCCTTGATAACTTTGGTGAAGTTCTTGTTGCAACTATATTTAATGGTAAAACTTTTACTTGGAACGCTGGAGCATCCTCTCCTAGAGGTATCAGAGCTTCTCAGTCAACAACAAACTTTCCAACCACTACAAACCCAACGGCTTCTAGACTTACTATCGTATCAGATAGAGATAGACATTTATTTCACATGGGTACAGAAACAACTATAGGTGACGTTACTACACAAGACCCTATGTTTGTAAGATTTTCAAACCAAGAAGATTTAAATACTTATGCACCAACAGCTACTAACACAGCAGGTACTTTTAGATTAGATACCGGTAATGAAATTAGAGCAGCTATACAAGGTAAAGACTATATTTTTGTAGCAACTGATCTTGCAGCTTATGTAATTCAATTTGTTGGTCCACCGTTTACTTTTTCTGTTAGACAAGTTGGTACTAACTGTGGATGTATTGGTCAACATGCTATGTCTTATGCAAATGGTGCTGTGTGGTGGATGTCAGCGGAAGGTGGTTTTTTTGTTTATGATGGTACAGTTAAATCATTACCATCACTTGTAGAAGATTTTGTATTTAGCACAGACGGAGATAACTTAGGTATTAATTTAAACTCAAGAGATGTTATTTATTCTTCTCCTAATTCTTTATATACAGAAATAAATTGGTTCTATCCAAAAAATGGATCTGATCAAGTTGATAGATGTGTGACTTATAATTACTCAGAAAATGTTTGGACAACATCATCTTTAGCTAGAACTACATATCAAGATCAAGGGGTATTTAATGCTCCTTACGCAACAGAATATAGTTCTACAGGTTCACCTGTATTTCCAAGTATATTAGGTATTACAAATTTATATGGAGCTAGTACTTATTATGCTCATGAAGTAGGAACTGATCAAGTAAACAGCTCAGGTACCACTTCTATTGATGCTTTTATTAGATCTGGAGATTGGGATATTACCTCTAGAACAAGTGGCTTAGGTGTTCAAACTGGAGTTGCTGACTATAGAGGAGATGGAGAATTTTTTATGTCAGTCAAACGATTTATACCTGATTTTAAATACCAAACAGGTAATGCTCAAGTAACTTTATTTGTAAGTAGCTATCCAGATGATGTAGCTGTTAGCTCACCACTTGGGCCCTTTACAATAACTTCTTCTACTGATAAGGTAGATACAAGAGCTAGAGGCAGATTAGTTTCTGTTCAAATAGCCAACACAGCAGTAGGTGAGTCATGGAGATATGGCACACTTAGATTAGATGCACAACCAGACGGACGAAGATAATGAATGGATTATACGACATATTAGAATCTTATAGACAACAAAACGACCCTCGTTTTATATATGAAGGATTATATGAACAACCTGCATATACAGGTCCTAATATAGATCCAATGTATAACCTTGGAGCAAGACAATTTGGAAACATGAACCGAATGGATTTTGGTGTGCCTCAAAATTATTATCAACCTGACTTAACTACGTTAAGAGGTTTGAACATGGATAAATTTCAAGGTGTAAGTGACATGAGTGTAATAGATGAGACAACTAATGATGAACAAGATCAAGATTATATAAATCAGGTTAACCAAAATAATGAAAGTGGTATTATGAAAATTTTAAGAAATCTTCCAACTTTTGGAAATTTAGCTGCAAGAATACTACCTCAAGAAGATCCTAGAGCAACTAATATGAGAAATTTTTACGGTAATCAATATGGTTTAACATCTTCTGGTTCTATTGCTTCAGGGATTATGCAAGGATATAATCCTGTATATGGCAATGATTTTTTAAATAAAATTTCTGGAGGAAGAATTCCTGCAGGGGGATATGGTTTAGCGAATGCTGCACGAAAGAGAATTGAGAAAATAGCAAATAGAAGAGCACCACAAACAGATGCAAGTAGAGCAAAGATTGCGGAGCTACAAAGATTTGCAAGGCAAGACACTGCTAATCGAGCAAGATTTAACAATCCAGATGTATATGCAAGTGCTGACAGACAAGGATTTACAGATCCAAGCACAGGTGGTTTTAAATCAGCAGGAACTAATGAAAATTTTTCTAATAAAACCGGCAGAGGGAGAACTGGTTATTAATGGCCAAGATTACTAATTACATACCTGAACCAAAAGAAGAATATGATGTAGATAATCAAAGACAGATTATGGAGTCTTTGAATACAATGAAACAACAACTTAATTTTTCTTTTCAACAAGATTTAAAAAACGAACTAGATACTTTTAATTACTTTTTATCATGAGCATACAATATAAAAACGCATCTAAGATATTAGACGGCACAGCTATGACAACTGTTTTGACTATATCTACGTCAGCTGTAGCTATTATAAAATCTGTATATGTATCTAATAA